AAAGTTAATGTAAGAGAACGTGCGTACGATTCCGTTAACCAAAATACTTGGATAAACAAGGAAAAAATTATACTGTCGAACGACTGATGCCTACTCCGTATAAACTAACAGTCAATGCAGACATATGGACATCAAACACTGATCAAAAATTACAGATATTTGAACAAATATCTGTATTGTTTACTCCTAGTATAGAAATTCAAACAACAGATAATTTTGTAGACTGGACTAGTTTAACTGTTGTTAATTTAGATAACATCAACTATTCCAGTAGAACTATTCCAGTGGGCACAGAATCAGAAATTGACATTTTAACACTTACTATGAGTACACCTATATGGATTAGTCCTCCTGTAAAAGTTAAAAAAATGGGTATTATTACCAATATTATTACAAGCATTTTTAACGAAGAAAAAGGAACTATAGACCTAGGTCTTTCTATGCCAGAGTTAAATCCATATGATACATCTGTAGCTGGCAGAGTCGACAGTGACGGAGGAAGCTTAACAGAAATGCCAACTGATTCTCAAGTAGTTGCAACTAACTATCAAAATTTTGGAGTTTTTGTCAAAAATAAAACAGCAAAATTAGTAACAAACAATTCATCTATAAAAGAAAATTGGTGGGAAGTATTAACCATACATCCTGGTACATATTCTGCAAATTATAGTAAAATATTCTTAACTAGAACAGATCTTGACATATTTATTGTTGGTACTTTTGTGTTTAATGCAATAAACAATAGTATATTAAATGTTACTTGGGATGTTGATACGTTTCCAAGTGATACCATTATTCAAGGAAGAACTAGTATTGATTATGTGATAGATCCAAAAAGATTTAATCCTAGCACTGTAAAAACTCCAGGAATAAGAATGCTCTTGGTAGATGACGTAGGGGATAAAAATGCAGCAAGCGGTCCTACTGCATGGAAACAAAATAACGGATCAGACTTTTATGCATCTGCAAATGATATTATTGAGTGGGACGGTTCTGCATGGAAAATTGTATTCAACTCTAAAGAACCAGTTTTAGAAAAAGTTTTTGTAACCAACTTAAATACTAAAATACAGTATGTCTGGAACGGTATAGAATGGACAGAGTCTATTAACGGATATTACCCTCCAGGAAGTTGGAGATTAGAACTTGAGTGAAGCTAAAAAAATTATATGTAGTGGTGCCCTTTTTTATTCCTTACAAACAAAAAGATTCTTATTTTTGCATAGAGCAAAAAGTAAAAGAAATAATGTGTGGGGATTAGTTGGAGGAACAAACGAAGAAAGCGAAACTCCATGGTCAGGGCTGTGTCGAGAAATTACCGAAGAAATAGGCTTTACTCCAACAATTAAAAAGTCTATACCATTAGAAACTTTTGTAAGTAACGATGAGCACTTCAAGTTTCATACATATTTGTGTTTAGTCGACAACGAATTTGTTCCCATCTTAAACGACGAGCACGACGGATATTGTTGGATCACTTTTGGAAACTGGCCAAAACCTTTGCATTCGGGACTTTTTAATACTTTAAAAAGCAAAACAAATATACAAAAGTTAGAAACAGTGTTTCAGTTAATTGATTTTATTGTTTAAAAAATAAGAGCACTTAGGTGCTCTTATTAACTTTTCTAAAATGATAATCACCGTCTATCGATCCAACACTAAACTTTTCGATTAATTCAAATCCAATAGATTGCATGTAATTAACAACTTCATTAAGTCCTGGTGCTCCTAGATTGTATTCAACATGTTGTGCTTCTAATATAATATCATTACAATTTTTAAGACACTTAGATGCACCTTTTAATATGTCAATTTCAGCACCTTGAACATCAATCTTTATTAAGTCAGGGAGTGGCCAGTTATTTTCTAGAACTACTGAATCGAGTGTTCTTGAAATTTCAGACATTGCATGAGTTTCATTATAGTGAACTGTGTTTTCTTTGTAATAACTATTACCGCCTAGATTCATAGGATCTTTGTAAAATTTTATTAGCTTGTTGTCTTCATCAGAAAGTACTCCAAGGTGATATTTTACCCCCATCTTGTCATACAATTTTTTAACATCTTTGTTTGCTTCAAACAAAAAGATTTCAGCATTATTCCAAATTCGTTTAGCGTGTCTTTGCCAATGTAATACACAACTGCCAATGTCGTAAACAACATTAGGTGTTACGTCTAATTTTTCCAAATAAGAAACATGCTCTTTAGGCAGTAAATCTTGCAAAAATACTGATTCTATGTTTTTTTCAGCTTCTGTGTCTAAGGAAAATTTAGTGGCGCCAATATGATCACATTTGATAGAAGGATCTGCCCACACAGTAAATCCTAAACTTTTTGCCTTTAAACAAAAATATACGTCCTCGCTGACTGTATGATTATGGTCTAATGCAGACTTATAATAAAAGTGAGGATATTCCATTTTGCGGAAAACTTCTCCCTTAATTAGAGCGCATCCCATACCACATGCTTCAATTTCTACAACTGGTCTATTTTCTATCAGTGCGTATGGAATATTAACAACACCTTGTCCAGTTCTCATATAAACTTCGAGTGTTTGTTGATTGATCTTGCGCTGAATGTACAATCCGCTTATAATATCTTTGTCTGCTTCGAGCATCTTTTTTAGAGTATCTCGAGGCAATACAATGTCCGAATCAACAGAAAAAAGATAATCATAATGTTTTGCCCAGCTAGCAATAAGATTTCTTATTTGATCTATTTGATATCCATAAAAATATTGAAATTCTAATTTATACCCATCTGGTACTTCTAAATCAAATATAGATTTAAAAGTTTCTACTTCGATATATTTTGCTGTAGGCACTGCTACAAGTATTCGCTTTGTCACAGACTCTTTTCCTTTATATGATAATGCAGCATTTTTGTTTTGTTCTTCGCCTCTAATTTTATAATCGTTTAATGGATTGGCATCGTTATAATTGCATACAATTTCTTTATTGCAGTAAATTTTTTCCGGATCGACTCGTTCTATCAATTCATAAAAAAGAGGATTGTCGTGTCCAGATTTCATCCATTTTCCGTCTACTTTAAACTTGTTTGTATCTAGCGTTAAAAAATGATTAGCAAGACAAGTTCTTAAATGAGTATAAGGAATTTTCCAGTTAAACAAATGGCTTCTATATGATTTATTCTTTTTTACTTTTATAGGATAATCTTGAGATATGAGAGGAATATTATCAACAACACTCCACATAGACCCATATGTAAATTCATATCCTTGTGAATAAAGATCATTGTAATAGTGAAAAATAGTATTATTGTTTATCAACCAATCATCGCCATCAAGTAACATTACAATATCGTTAGGAGTGCAATGACTTATTCCTGCTATTTGATTTGCAATAGCACCAATATTTTCATTGTTTTTTATTAAACGAAACTTTGATTTTATGGTATCAGGTAAAGAATCAATTGTTGCTTTTGCAACTTGATAAGAATTGTCAGTCGATGCATCGTCAATTAAGACGTGTATATAATTGTTATATTCTTGCTGAGCTACAGAAAGTATATGTTTTTGAATATAGTTTTCTGCGTTCCAAAAAGGAGAAATAATTACTATTCTCTTTTGAGGACCATATGATCTATATTCTTTGTTAACAGGCATTATTCCAGTTCTGCCAAACACTCTAGATACTTTGTCGTTGATGCGAGTAACTTTTCTGTATTCGTCAGCAGATAAAAATTCTCCCATTATGTTGTAGAAAAATTGTTTCCATTGTAGAGCTACAGTATCCCAACCTGCAACATCTTTAACCACATCACAATAGTTTTGTTTTTGTTGGTGCAAGTAAGGTGTAGAATATGCAGCAAAGAATGTTTCTAAAAATTTTTTAACTTGCTGTTCTTTGTTAATGTGAAGGAACAAGCTGTTAGGTTCTATTGCATAATCAATATGATAGCATGCTAAATCAACAGCAGTTTCTTCAAGAGCTCCAAATCTGGTTGTTACTAGAGGTGTTTTGTAAAGCAACGATTCAAGTGAGGAAATGCCGAATGTTTCTGGAAATGCTCCAGGATATAACATCATCCATGCATTTGCAAGTATTTCTGCAATTTCGTATTGCGGAATTACTCCTGTAAATGTTACATCTAAATCTTTTAAATCTTGTCTTTTTGACAGTTGTTCTACAGTGTTTTCTTGAGCATCAGGTTTTGCTCCTTCTCGAAATCTGTAATATCCTCCAATTACAGTTAATTTTGCATTAGGTAGCTTTTCTTTAATTTTTGGCCATATATCATTTACAAGTGGTAGCATTCCTTTTGTAGCACTTGCGTTGTAAACAAAATGATTAGGATCTTTTCTAGAAAGGTCTACTTCAGAAATATGGCATACTGCACCGTTGCGAGTTTGGAAAATCTTTTTCTTTAATACTTCATAGTTTCTTTTTCTTCCGTGTGCGCATGTAAGAATATAAGATGTATGCCAGTCAGACAATGTAAAAACATGATCTATTTTTCCTGATACTACCAAATCTTCCATTATATTGTCGCCTTCGATAAAAGTGTCATGAAGCCACAAGATTCTTTTTTTAGCAGTATGCACAAAGGGCCAATCTTGAGATACAAAAGGTGCTACTGTTCGAGAAACAATTACCACATCATATTTTGTAGCATCTTCTTTTGCATTTGTGTTGTCAATGTAAGTTACACCATTGTATACACCAGGCTTAGAGTTTGATCCATCTTTGCAGTTATTATAAACTGTAACATCAAAACCTATTTTTTGTAGTTCGTCAGCTATTAAAATAACAGCGGATTCAGATCCGCCGAGACCTTGTTTTGTTAAGGTCTCTCCGTCATAGCAGAGTCCAAGTTTGTCAATAATACATATTTTCATACTAGTATTATATGATAAAAAGATATTTTGTCAAATATTATTAACTCAACGCTAACCAAAAAAGTGCTTGCCTAGGGTTAGTACCAAGTGTAGCATTAGCTGTTTGTGTTAGATTACCAGGAGTTGTTCCATTGTAGATTGAATAACTTATACCTGTTAGATTAGAATCACTATTTGCAACTCTTTGCATAGTAGGCGTATATGATATAGTCGGACTTGCTGTTGATGAAAAGTAGTAGTGTATTGCAAGATACGAATGATCGCTGCTAGCAGTAGAAAGAGTTGAAGATATTTGCCCTGATGCAGTTAATGTTTGTGGTTCTACTAATCTTATATTTCCAATTTTTTGATTGGAATTTGTTTTAAACAATAACATTTGATCATATTGTGTTCCTCCAACTTGCCCTTCGTATCTTACACCTGTTTCAAAATATTCAAGTATTTTATAATAAATTCTAGTTCTATGATTAACTACAGCCATTGATCCAACTAATGTCCATCCTATTCCTGTAAGATCTCCGTCATTTGTTACTGCGGTTGCTGTTTCTGTAAGTATTGCAAGATAGTTAGGACCGACTCCGGGTGTTATAGCCAATCTTGGAGATCTGATGTTTGTAGCAGTAGTGACCGAAGTTAGACTTGTAACATACTGAATTTTAGGTTTAGCAGTTTCTGTTGTTAGCATATTTGCTATTATATTGCTATTAATATCCATTATAGTGCATATCCTTCAACACAATTTGCTTCCCAGGTGCTACCAGCATCCTTAGTTCGCAGAAATACTAAATTTTTTGTAAAAGCTTGGAAAGAAGGAGCAAATCCACTTCTCCATTTTATATTTGCAGGCCACAATATTTGTCCAGAATAGTAATCTAATTCTATTGTACAATGATATAAAGTTGGGACATTAGAAAAAACAATAGAAGGGTTACTAGCTACAGATAAAGTTTGTCTGCTATCTGTAAACGCTGACCAAACTCCTGTGCCGAGTCCTGTGCCGAGTCCTGACATAGTTGTTGGACTAACATTTTGTATACTTGGAAGAATTCTGTAAGCTGCAAAAATTGACGATTGTGTAGACGATGATCCAAAAGAGCTTTTAATTAATTTGAAATTGTCAGATAATCCAAGTGCATTGGTAATTCTAGTATTTGTAAACCCATATATAAGACAAACTCCTGCTGCTGCATTGGTTACAGCCGGAGGAGTAATAGAAATTAATGCCGGCG